CTAGACCGTAGGTGTTGAACCACGCGACCTCAGAGCCAGCGATGAATGAATGTTCGCTGTTGATGTCGGCAATGTAGTTCAGCCGGTTGGCGGTAACCCCGATGCCGAAGCCGCTGTGCAGGATCAGGTGATGCGTCGCGTCGGCCGGACCTTGGCCATACACGTCGGCCCACACAATGCCGCCCTGCATGATGCCGCCGCCGAGCGGCAGGTAGTTGCCCGCCTTGCCGTCAACGTAGCCCATCGTCGCGGCTTGGTTGGTCGTGGTGGGCGGGCCAGCGAGCATCAGCGGCGGCAGGATGGTCACCGTGCCAAGCTGGCGATTGATACCGAACGGACTGGGGTAGAGAACGTTGCCGCCATCATCGAAGCGATTGATCAGAAAGTCAGTGCCCTGATTACCGCCGGTTTCCTGCTGGGTGCCGCCGAACTCTACCGACCAACGGTTCTTACCTTGCCGCTGCGAAGCGAAATACCCTGCCGCAGTGTTTCCCCCTGTGACGCTGTTGGTCGTGGTGTTCCACACGACGGCGGGCCAGCCCGGTGTCGTAAGATGGATCGCAGCAGCGAGGCCCGTCGTGGTTGAGTCGATGTAAAGCGCATTGGTCAGAGGATATGATGGCCCAGCGGTCAGCGGGAGGTAACCACCGCCTGTGATCGGCGCGTAGTTGGCGCGCGCGTATTCTAAAGTAACCACCTCCATGCTGGTGATCGGATCGCGGCCGACCGAGATGGTGTTCTGCACCCAGAGATAGCCATCCTGGCGATCGATCCATAGCGGCGTGCCGCTGAAGCTGCCGTCGTCGTGGTAGCTGTAAAATGCGAGGTTGCTGCCGAAGCCGCTGCCATCTTCCAGATCAGGACTGACCCCGACAAACCACCGCTGCCTGCCGCCGATGTAGAACGCATATCCCGGCGAGGTTCCCATCGGCGCGTTAACCACGAACGCCGTTTGCTGACTCGGCGAGGAGATCATCAAATTGCCGGACATCGTGTCGCCAGTCACGTTGACCCAGCGCGCGTCGCCGCCAGCGATGTTGACCGTGTTGGCGTTCAGGTAGCGAAGATTGACCACCTCCATATCAGTGGAGGGATCGCGGTTCACGTAGAGGCCGGTGTTCGGCGCCACGAAGATCGACGGGCCATCAAAGCTCAGCGCCAGTGCGCCGCCAGCGACAACGTTCAGATGGCCTGGGGTGATGCTGAAGCCGCCCCAGCCATCATACAGCGCGATATGTGCGCTCAAGTCTTGTGCGTTGGCCGCGTAGCGCGTCCCGAAGCTTAGCCCACCGCTGAGCCGGCCACCGGTGAGCGGCAGATAGCCGCCCGCTTTGATATCGACGTAGTGCTTGGTGGCGGCCCCCTGGTCGGTGGTTGGATCACCGGCTTGCAGCAATACCGTGCCTGCCACGATCAGTGCGGCGTTCAGGGTGGTGTTGCCGCTGCCGCGCGCGATGGTCAGCACGTTGCCGAGCAGCCCGCCGAAATCGTCGTAGCGCGAAACTATCAGATCGGTGCCGGCGCTGGAGCCGAGCACCTCCGGCGTAAAGCCGTCGCCCAGGGTGATCGTCCAGCGCCGCGCGCCGTTGCGTTGGCTCTGGATGATACCGACCGAACCGGTGGTCGCCTGCACATTTAGCGTGATGATCGGCCAGTAGGAGCCGATGCCAGACAGCCCGGTGAGGTTCAGCCGCGGGTTGTCGATCAGGTTTTCGATGTTGAGCGGGCCGGGGTTGATCGTGCCACCGGTCAGCAACAGGTATTTGTTCGCCGGGCTTTGCTGGTCGACGTAGTGTTTGGTCGCCGCTTCCAGGTCGGTATTGGGATCGGTGGCGAGAAACACCAGCGAGCCGAAATGCACATAGCCGGTCGCGCGTGTGATGGCGAACGGAGTGGGAAACTTCACGTTGCCGTTGTCGTCAAACCGGTTGATCAGAAAGTTGGTGCCGGCGTCAAAGCCAGTCTCTCGCTCGGTGCCGCCGAACTCCACCGACCAGCGCGATTTGCCGTAGCGTTGCGATTCAAAGTAGCCCGCAGCGGTGCCCGCCAGATCAGTGTTCCATTTGACGGCGGGCCAGCTTGGTCCGGTCGCATGGACATAGAGTGTAGCGTCGCTCGTGCTCTGGATGGTCAGCGCTCCGGAGAGCGTGCCGCCGGTCAGGGGCAATACCCCCAGCCACGACGCAGTGCTGCCCTGGCGGCCGTAGACCAGCCCGTCGAGCGGCGCCTCGGGGAATGCCGCCCCGGCGCCCTTGCTGCTGTCGTAGAGCAGCTTGCGGCCCGTAGCGTCCATGCTGGTCGGCACGCCGGCCCAGATCTTGACCGGGTCCGCCAGCTCCAGTCCGAGCTCGCCAATTAACAGCGTGTTGGCCGGCGGCGCGCTGCCGGAATTCACGGTGTAGAGGTGCTGCACGGTCTCCCAACGCGCCCCCGCCCGCGGCTGCGCTTCGTCGTCCTTCGGGGGCGGGAAGTTGGCGCCGTCCATCATGGGCTCAGTAGGAGCCCCAGCGATACATCACGCCGGTTGCCCAGCCCAGCGCGACCCCTGAGAGGTTGACGCTGGCCCAGTCGCTCAGCACCTCGTAGCCGCCGATGCCGACCATGCGCATCAGCCAGTAGAACCGCTGACCGTAGGTCGTGTAATTCCACGGCCCGGCGCCCTCCATCGCGGTGCTGCTGACGTCGTAGCCCACCGACACCTTGGAGACGCTCTTGCTGGTCACCAGACCACCCGCCGCGCCGGGTGTGCCGCCCGCCGCACCGCTCTGCAGGGCGCGCTGTGACAGCGCCAGCTGATGCGCCGTCATCAGCTCGACGCCCGCCTGCAGCAGCGAGCCCCAGCGATACGGGCTCAGGCACACCGTGGAGATGTCCAGGCCAAACTGGATCTGCGGATCCGGATAGACCGTGTCGTCCCCGAACTCCGGAAAGTGCAGCCGGAATGTCGGTGGGTCGCTGATGGTGCTGGTCGGGATCACCGGCGCGCCAGAAGTGTCGAGCGGCACCGGGCCCGGCACAGGTGTGACGACGACGTCGCTCACGCGATCGGCTCCGCCCGCTCCACGCCCGGCGGCAGCCCCGCCATACGCGGTGCCACGGCATCAGCCGGCATCGGCTGTGACGGTGAGGTGGGATCCACCGCCGCCTGCTCGGCTTTGAGCTTCTCCGCCGCCTGCCGCGCCAGCTGGAATTCCGGCATCCCGATCACCGGCGGCGCCACGTAGCCCTTCAGGTGCGGCACCACATACCAGTGGGTGGCGATGTGGTCCTCCACCTCGTAGATACCGACATCGAAATATTGCTTCCGCGACGGCAGTATCTCTTCGATCTCGTTGTTCACGTTCACCGGATCCCGCACCTTCCGGGTCAGCGGATCGTGCTGCAGGATGAACGGCTTGATCACCTGGATAGTCTGCATATGCCCTCCTGTCGGTTTGGCCACTTGCTGCATCGCCGCAATGCTACGCTGATGCGACACAGCAAGACAGGTAAGACGTGGTTGCGATGCTTGATCTGCCACGCGGCACGACAGCGCAAGTTTCGGTGTGCCTCATCAGAGGTCGGCAATAAGGAGGCGGCGCGCGGGTTACCCCGGATTTAATCTACCGTCTCAAAGCTGAAATTACGTATATACGATGTTATATACCGTCCCGATAGGAAATCGTCTCGGGATACGGGCTTTCGACTTGGCCCATCCGACCCCAATAGGTCGTGATGTTGTAGAGGCTGCGCCACTCCAACGGAGTCTTCTGCAGCGGCGTCATCGGGAAACGCACCTTGTCATACTCTTTCGTATACGCAACCATGCGTTGGCTGTTGCCGACGCCGCGGTTGGTAAGCCACTTCGACGCCTGGATGTTGAGCGCGCCGGAGCCGTGAGTCATCGAGAGGTTGTTCTCCTGGATGAAGCGCAGCACCGAGACGTTGCCGGCGGTGCTGACCAGGGTCGACACCAGCTGCGCCATTTGCAGCGGTGGGAGCCGGATCTGGTTTGGCACGATGGCGTAACCAGAGTTGGCCCAGGTGGTCGCGATCAGCTCGTTGATCTGCTGGATGATCACCGGCGCACCGCCGGAGGTCCAGGTGCCGCCGGTGACGTTGACCGGCGTCACGGTCGACAGGTTGAACAGCCCGGTGGTGCCGACCACAGGATCACCGATATAGACCAGCTGGTCGGTGTCCATCTGATGTTTCAGGCGAAGCGCCTGGAACTTCTGCTCATCGATCGGACGGCCGAGTTGAATCGCCGAGGCAAGCTCCGGCATCGACCAGCCGATTTCCTGACCCCAGATCCGCAACGGATTGGCGGTCTTGCCGATATCCAGCGAGACAGCCGGGATCGCGTTGGCGTCCTTCGAGATCCAGGAAATGCCCTGGGTCGCGAAACCGCCGGACGCGCCGAACGTTGAGTTGGTGAACGACACCCACTCATCGCCGGTGGTGATGTCCGAGCGCAGATCGATATCACGCGACCACGTGATGCTAACCAAAGGCTCGTGCAGTGTCGGGTCGAGCCGCTCGAGCTCTCCCGTCAGGAAGGCACCGGCACTATCGCGCGTGATGCCGTCAAACGTCTGCAAACCGCCGTATGCGGGCGGGATGCCAGTCATGCCGTCTGGCATGGGCGTATCCTTTCAGAGTGTGTGGGGGTGCCGCGATGCGCTCGAGGCCGGCGTAGATACGAACGTATCGTCTTAGATGTTGAACGCCACTTCCACGAGGCCCTGGGACAACGGCCCGGGGTCCTGCACCGACATGAACACAGCGCCCGGCAGCGCCACGCAGGAGCCGGCCGCCGGTGCCACCGCGGTGACATTGCCGGTGACCTGTCCGGCGCCTGTGGCACCCGTCCAGACGTTGACGGGGGCACCCTTCACGGCGGCCGTGGCTCCGCCGAGCTGGCACAGGATGTAGCCGCGGCGCATCACGTCGACCGCGCCCGCGGTCGGTGGCGTCACCGCACCCACCGGCGAGCTCAGCGCCGCCGAGCCGGCCGGGCCGAAGCCCTGGGTCGGATAGGGCCGCACACTGATGCCCCAAAAGCCTGTGGTGTCGGTGGTGGTCGGCTGGCGGATGGTGCCGGTCGCCACGTCCATCACCACCACCTGCCCGTAGGTCTGTGGCGGGCTGGTGGTGTTGATCGGCTGTCCTTCCACGGTGGCGTGTTCCTGGCGTGTCAGTGAGCCAGGAAAGCCACTCGGCATCGTCAAAAGATACGCGGTCATGGTGGTCTCCTTTCAGTTGGCCGTTAGGCGCGCTTTGCTGTGCCGCCCCAGGCGGACCACTGCTCGGCGTTGCGCTTGTTGATCGCCTCGATCCGCGAGCGCAGATCGCTGTTGGCGGCGCGGCGGTTGTCGCCAAACTGCGGGCTGGGCAGGTTCTGCGCGTTGTTCATGGCCCGCATCCGATCGGACGCATCGACGAACAACATCTTCACGGCGTCACACGACATCGCCGCGATGGCGTCCTTGGTGTGACGCCCGACCGCCTGCATGCCGCGCGGGGTGCCGCACGCTGCGGTCAACGCTTGCCGCCGGGTGTTGCAGATCCGTTGGCCAGCCTGCTTCAGGCGATCGTCACCGAGCGCGCCGTCCAGCACGCCGATCTTGATCCCCGGCGACAGCACCTCGGCGCGTGCCTTGGTGTCGCGGATCAGCTTGCTGATCGCCTGATTGATGCGCGACTGCCGCGTGCTGTCGCCCATCATGGTGGGACCCATCTTCAAGGCCGGGTCAGCCTCCATCAGATCCGGCTCGATCGAGGCCGGCGGCGTGCCGGTCTGTGCCTCTTCGCCGGCGTTGGCCGGGTTCGGCACTTCGGCGTCTTTGGTGTCGTCGTCGCCATCCTTGTCGTCGCCGTCGCCCTTCTTCAGCCAGGGCGGCAGATCGCCGTCGGTCGAACGGGACGTCATCATGTCGACAATGGCCTTCATGCCATCGCGCAGCTCTTTGATGGCGGCGTCGTTGGACTTCTTCCAATCGTCATCGCCATTCTTGTCGTCGTCGCCGTTCTCGTGATGATTGTGAATATTGACGATTGTATGCTTGTCACCGCCGCCCTCATCGCCGTCCGGCTCGTGGTGCGGCTGATCCTCGTCGGCGTCCTTGGTCAGCAGCAGATCCTTGTCTGCCTCGGCCTCTTCAATGACCGCGTGCGCGGTCGCTTTGTCGCGGGATAAAAACCCGCGCAGCACATAGTCGCCGATTGTTCGTCTACTCATGGTGGCCCTCCTTTCGTTCACGCAGCGCTGGCATGGGCACGACATCGCGGCGCCTCCATAAAAATACGCGCCGAGGTGGTTGACGGTTACCGTCAACCTACCTATATATGGGTTGGAAAGAGAGGTCAGTCCGGTGCAAGTCCCGGGCCTAGCGCCCCCCTGGTTTAGGGGGACCAGATCCCCCCTCAACACCCCGATTAGCCCGGGCACGGCGGCACAGCGCGTCCACAGCGCCATACGGCCACGGTCTCAGTCTTCCGGCGGTCGGGGTTAGGGAGGGGGGAAGACTTTCTAAATTCGAAAAGGAAATCACATGTATCAAGACGTAAACGGCAATCAGTTCCACAGCTTCGAAGAGGCCTGCATCTACTACGGGGTCGATACCCCGGCGCAGGTTGCTGCCGAAGACGCCTACTGGGCCGCCGAGGAGGCCAACGAAGACCTCGATCGGCGCTTCAACGAGGCCCTGATCTACGACCGCGACATGGCCCGTTGGACGCTCCGCGATGAGCCCGCCAGCACCTACTACGAAGAGGAGATGCCCTTCTGATGTTTACCCGCAAAGCGCTGCAAGCCCGCAGCGCCCAGCGCGCTGCTGCCCGCAAGGGCAA